ATGACAAAACCAGCATCAACCACCAAAAAGCCACGCAAGCAGCACACGCCTGAATTTCGTCACGAAGCCCTGAAACTGGCTGAACGCATTGGGGTGGCCGCAGCCGCCCGCGAACTTAACCTGTATGAATCACAGCTCTACAACTGGCGAAGCAAACAGCAAAATCAGCTCTCTTCTTCTGAACGCGAACAGGAGATGTCCGCAGAGATCGCCCGTCTGAAGCGTCAACTGGCAGAACGGGATGAGGAACTGGCCATTCTCCAAAAGGCCGCGACATACTTCGCGAAGCGCCTGAAATGAAGTATGTCTTCATCGAAAAACATCAGGCTGAGTTCAGTATCAAAGCCATGTGCCGTGTACTTCAGGTTGCCCGTAGCGGCTGGTACATCTGGTATCAGCGTCGTTATCAGATAAACCGGCGTCAGCAGTTCCGCCTTGTCTGTGATAACGTCGTCCGGGAAGCATTCAGTGACGCAAAACAACGCTATGGTGCGCCACGCCTGACGGATGAGCTTCGTGCTCAGGGTTACCGGTTCAACGTGAAAACCGTGGCAGCCAGCCTGCGTCGTCAGGGGCTGCGGGCGAAAGCTTCACGAAAGTTCAGTCCGGTCAGTTACCGCGAACATGGTCTGCCAGTCTCAGAGAATCTGCTGAAGCAGGACTTTTACGCCAGCGGCCCGAATCAGAAGTGGGTGGGTGACATCACGTATCTTCGCACCGGTGAAGGCTGGCTTTATCTGGCCGTGGTTATCGACCTGTGGTCGCGGTCAGTCATTGGCTGGTCGATGTCCTCGCGGATGACGACACAGCTAGCCTGCGATGCGTTACAGATGGCGTTGTGGCGGCGTAAACGTCCGGAAAATGTCATCGTGCATACAGACAGAGGCGGTCAGTACTGTTCAACGGATTATCAGAGCTTACTGAAACGCCATAATCTGCAGGGCAGTATGAGCGCCAGAGGCTGTTGTTATGACAATGCCTGTGCAGAAAGCTTCTTCCACACGCTGAAGGTGGAATGTATCCACGGAGAGGACTTTGCCAGCCGGGAAATCATGCGAACAGCAGTGTTTAATTATATTGAGTGCGATTACAATCGGTGGCGTCGTCACAGTGCCTGTGGCGGTCTCAGTCCGGAACAATTTGAAAACCAGAACCTCGCTTAGGGTTGTGTCCATATTACGCGGGTAGGATCAGACCACCAGTACGGCAGATCGTGTCCATTTGTTGGGTTCATACGTTGCATTCCACACCTCCGGGTCCGGGGTGCTGTGTGGTAGTTGGGAAAAGGCCGTCAGACACGATAGCTACGTGGCATCTGGAATTGATTGTCTGCGGCCTGAATAATAAACCTGGCGACAAGCCAGGAAGATGAGGGTAAGGCAATGTCGGCTCTCTGGCCGAAGGGTCCCAGGTAGTGGGTTTGGTCGGTGGTGGCCGGCGCTGATCTCCGGCTTGCTGCGACTGCCTACAGCGGGCTGCGTGGCCACACCGAATCCAGCGAAAGATTCTTGCCCTTGCGCATCAGCCTGCGCATTCACCACAACGGACAGAGCACTGAGCACTTCGCGCCAACTCCATGCTGCTGCGTGGGTTGGGTTATGAGCCCTTCACGCCAATGCTCTTTCCTGTTGTGCAGATACGAAAAAGCCCCGCACAATGGCGAGGCTCTTAATTTTCTTCTTTGCAGTTAAGGTGCTGGTTTCCAGTCACCCCATTCAGGCTCGCTTGATGATTTAAACCAACTCTCGATCGCCTTCATGGCTGCTTCGGTGCATGCTTCACAACTGGATGGGTGAACTGCCTCTCCTTCAGCACCGATGCTACAGGAGCAACCATTACGCCACTCCTCTATTACCTTGAGTGGGTGCATGGGCCTTTTTAGCTGGCTTACTTCCATCTCAACCTCTTAACGAAGCGTTTGATACCGCCAATGCATACATCAATGGCACAATATCATATTTACATGAAATATATGCGTTTCAGTTCGGTTTTGCAAGACTTACATCTAAATTTGTCGCCTTTTGTTGTGAACGTGATCGCGTTACAGAGATAAGCGCACCGCTATCGAGTCGCTTAAAGCTGTTACGCATAGCCAGCCAGTGAGGCAGATAGGTTTCTGTCCAGGTGGATTTCGCAACGCCCGCCAGTTCCGCCAGCGCCTGATATTCGTACGTCTCACGCCCTGCCAGTTCAGCTTTGACGTCCTGCGCCGCCAGCCATATCAGCTTCTTCAAGCGCTCCATAGTCTTGCCAGCCACCTTCTTCGCGCCGAGTTGCCCACGGAACTCTGCCCACGCCCACTGGGTGATCGACACCTGGTACTCGAAGCGGATATTTTCGCTGTAGTTCCAGAGCAGCCATGCTTTCTGGTGTTCTTCCAGCGACAGGACAGCGCGGCGCCACGATGCTGTCACGAACTCAACCGGGCCCACCAGCGCGATGGATGATCCTTTGGCGCGGGACTGGCTGCCGCTCATCGCCGGGCCGTCGGGGTTAACCTTCCGGCCGGTGACCGGGTCGGTTATTTTCTTCCGTCCCCGACTGCGCGCCGTCGCGGTGAACTGTGCATTCTCGGCGAAAGCTACCAGTTGCCCTTTCGTCGCCCCGCTCAAATCCGCGGTCGCCACAATGAGCTGCTGACGTACGTATTCCAGTTGCTGACTGTTCATGCGGCTTCCTTCTGTGGCTGGTTGGTTTTGGTCTGGCTGTGCTTTGCTACTGGTGGCAGATTGGCGCGCTTAACGCTTTCTGCCTGGTACTTTTCGAAATCAGCTCTGGTCATGATTCCACCACTCCCGTGCTGACTTTCTGTATTCAGGGTTCTCTGTCTGACAGATAATTTCCGCTCGATCGCCGCTTATCAGCTCGCGAGCTTTCGCATACAGCCTTTCTCTTTTCGAAAGCTGTGTCGTTTCATACCAGGTGCTGGCAACGAACTTTCTCGCTTCAACTGGAGTGAATGTCTTCACGCTGCCTCCCGCTGTTTCAGTGCTTTGAGCTTGGCGCGGTACTCATCGCGGATCCGGATGAAGTCTTCCCGGCGGTAGTTGGTCATTTCGTGGGGGCCATTGAGCCAGTCGACGTAATCCTGCCCGTAACGAGCGACCAGGCCAGCTTCGTATTGCTGCGCTACGGTCGCCTCCTTGGCGGTGTACTTGCCCGCTCCGGCATTGCATGACTTGCACTGCTTATGGGCATTGCGCTCTTCAAAGCGCAATTCAGGGTTAGCGCCTACAGTCTTGAAGTGGCCGCAGTCCCACTGGCCGCCATGGAGATCGGGTGGGTTGGTCTCGCCGCAGCTAATGCATGGCAAATCAGCATCACGCGCACGGATGTAGGCGTTGAATGCCTGCTGAGCCTGCGCCTTGTAGTAACCGGCAGGCCGTAGCTCTGCAAGTCGCTCCTTGCGGCGTTTGCGCCCGGCCTTTTCTGCCTCCTTCAGCTCCTTAATCCGCTTAGCCGCGGCTTTCACCTTCTCCTTTTCGCGCTCTTCCATCGCGAGGATTGCGCCGTGTTCCGGGCAGCACCAGCGGATCCGGATATCGTGGAATTTCGGCACGAAGTATTCACCGCATACTTTGCACTTACGGCGGGATGGTTTACGCATGATTCCTCCGCGCCGCGAGACGCAGCCATTTCTGATCCACCAGGCGGGCGGTGTAGCCCTTAAGGGTCGGGATGTCGGACGGCTTAATCGCGGGCTTACGCTTACGGCGCGCCGGAACGCGGAAGATTTCGTTGGTGATGACGCGTGCGAGAGGACTACCCACGGGAAGCCCTCCACTCTTGCGCCCAGGCAATGCGCTTACTGGATGCTTCGGAGAACTTTACGCCGCGGTCGGTACCGAACCAGTAAATCGCCTCGATGACGTCGACCATGTAGCGCTTGCTGGATTTCGAAGTGCGGACGCCGAAATAAACGCGGCCGCCGTTGATGCCCGGCGCAGATTTCTGTTCCTGGTCTTGAGTCTGATTCACCAGAACGGTGATGAGGTCCTTCCATTCCTCGCGGGTCAGCTTTTCGCCGTGCCAGACAACCTGGTCAGACAGGTCCTTCAGCAGCGGCCACATAAGACGGTTTTGCTTATCGGTTCGCGTCTCTTCCCGGGCCTCGACCACCATCGGCGCGCGAGGGTTTACCGGCAGGGTGCGAATGTACGCGATGAGGTTCTCTTTAACGGTGTCGTTGACGATGCAGTAGTGCTGCTTCATACGCCACCTCCTAGAGGTAACGCAGAATGCAGAGAATCGCAGGTGCATTTCTGCATCTGTGACAAGGTGAGGAGTTCAGATTGTGGTCGCATTTAAGTCCCCTTAAATGCGCAGAAGTCACCGGAGTTGTTCAGGCTCCGATGACATGATTATGGCGGTTTGATTCCAGAAAATCAAAGGCTGATTATTCTCCGAGGAAGGTATATCTTTCTCCGTCAAAGTCATGGAAATAAAATCCCTTGGCTGTTCTTTCATCGAAAATAAACTCGAACAGCTCATCATCAGCGGCGCCGTCAAAAATAACTTCCGTGACTTGGTCTTTGAGGAAAACTAACCTTTCCGGCGATCCGTCAGTGAATTCTGCTTCCATAACGATTTTTGGGTTCTTTAGTAATGCAACTTTCATTTTTAGTCATCCTGTTTCAGGTAAACCGGATCGCTACCTTTCGGCAAAGTTATAGACTTCTCACGATAAAACTTAAGGCGCTCAAGGAAGTAATCTCGCAAATGCTCGGGCTGCTCGCGCATAACCACTTCGGCGATAACCGGCATGTTCAGCCGCTCTTTGTACGCCACGCCGGAGGCTGCAAGGTCAACGTTAACCTTGTCGCGTTCCTCTTGGCTCTTTGCAGCAATATTGAAGTCGTTCATAATCATCAACTCATTCGTTTTAATAGAACGTATCTTACGTCAGATAACCGCTGCTGAGACCAATTATGCGCGCAAAGATCCATCGTTACTGCTCATGGATATTTTTTATCGTACTTTTCCTGTTCCTGTTTGCTCTCTATCAGAAAGCGTACTTGGGTGTCGCCCTCAATCAAATTATCATTGCAACGCTTGCCGTTACTGGTTTTCTCGGTTGGATTACGAGAGAAAAGCATCCCAAGAATTGAGTAAATGGCCACTATGAAGTGGCCGGCTCATCGTAAAAATTAGCGTTCAAATGCCATCGGCACCCTGAAGCATGGCGGCGCGTATTGTGCGAGCAATGTGTTCACGAAGCTGCTGGCTCCCGTGATACTTGACTGCTATATCACGCAGCTCGTTCACCAGCTCACGGATCTGATGGTCTTTCATTGCTACCGGCGCTGGCGGGGCGGTGTAGAGTGGAATCTCTGTAATTTCGTACTCGTTGATATCTTCCTGAGACCAGTTGCCAAATCTTGTATGTAGGCTGAACCGAGCATCAGCGTGAAGATTGTCTTTGTACATGTACGCCACAGCCTCCGCTTCGAGCGATGCCAGTGCGATACGCGCCAGCTCGTTCAGGATTGCCACATCAGCGTGACCGAGGGTGTAACCAGCTTTCAAATCGGCAACTGCTTGGACGGCATGTTTGTCGATGTTGCTCATTGGGCGGCTCCTTCTGTGCGATACATCATGATTGTCAGATCGCCTTTAGTCGCCAGGCGCACCGTTGTTCCTGGTTCGACGCTGGACAGGTCAAACGCATCGTAAAATTCGTTTACTGCCTTCTGTCTACGAGATAGCTTTCTACGCTTATCCCACTGCTTTAGCGCAATGGAGATAAACCACTGGCCTGTTTTGAACATGATGAATAACCACCCCATCAGAGCGAGGCCAGTGTTTAGAATGTTCAGAATGCTCATGACTGCACTCCTTTGCGAAGCTGGTCTGCGAAGTGTTCGGCAGTAGATACGACGCTATCTGCATACAGCATTCCAGTACACTTCTTGAATTGAGTGTTTAGCATCTCCACACCCTGCGCCCGCACTTCAGCCAGGAAAGCATCGGTGGCCGGGGTTTCTGGCAGTAATTTGTAGTCGCTGGAGCCTTCCCAGCCATTCTCTGGCGCAGGTTTCTTAAAGTCAGTTTCTGTAGCCTGCTGGATTACCACTCCCCACCGGATAGTGTCAGCCTCTTCTGGCCAGCCGTCGTAGGCATCCTCACGGCAAGAATCAATCATTTCCTGCGCCGCTTTAATCGCTTCCTCTTGAGTTTTGTATGTCTCAAAACCAGAGTCATCGCTGTACATGAAGAATCTGCTCCCGGCCTTCAGCCCCGCATTCTCCGCAGCCAGCGCCGCGCATCTGGCTTCCAGCTGTGTCAGGCAATACTGGAGAGCAGCCACCCGCGGCGAGCTCTCTTCCATCTGCTGCATCAATTCAGCCATTTTTTCCACTGCGTTAATGTTTGTCATACACCTACCCTCCCCCAAACCATCAATACTCGCTTCATCGCCGCGCTGTTGCGGCACTCCTGGCAGATCACGTTTGTGTCCGTCCGCTGAATTAACTTCGACTTGCCCTGCTTCATGCCCGGTATCGTGTCAGGGGCGAAGCGCATGCCGTAACTGGTCAGGCTGTAAAGGCGCTGGCCGTATTTGCCTTCGCAACTGATCAGGCCGTCGGCCAGCAGCGTGCTCACCGTTCCGGATATCTTTTTGGTGTCCATACCGATAAGTGCCGCCAGTTTGGCGTTGTTCAGGCCTGGGTTATTGCGCAGGGCTGCCAGCACCTGCTCACGGATTGTTATGGTCATTGGATAAGCCCTCTCTCTTTCCCGCGCTGATACTCTTCCCAAAGCCATTGAGCCGGGGTTAGAGCGCCAAGAGTCGCCGCGTTTGGCATGCACCCGAAGCTTTTTCCTTCCGGGTGATAACCGGCCTGACGGCTCACGTGATTTGTCGGGATCACTTCATCAGAATTCTCGAGCGCCAGGACGGGAGACGGTATTTTTTCCCCACCAGCAACTTTCAGCGCCCATTCCTCAAGTTTTTTTGACGCGTACTTTTCAGTTTCAGCCTCGCTCAACTGGCGCTGGTACATCGCTCTGCGAGTGTCTGTGACAATCCAGTACATGACGTCATGAGACCACGGGAAAGCTTCTGCTCCGCCGGTATGCAGCCCTTTTTCGCGGCTATACCGATGGAACTCATTCATCACATCTGCGAGTCCAATGCCAAGCACCGTTCCGCTGTCCTTGCACCATTTGATGAATTGTCCCGGGGACGGCCAGAAAGGTGATTCACTGGCGCGCGCATGCCGCACTCCTGCAGAAAGCTGTTCGCGGGTACGGATTCCATTTTCTGAAAACGCTGCGATCCACTGACGCTTTGCCGTTTTCTCGTCTGCGTCAGTTTTCAGGTTTGTCTGCGTAGACGCAGGGAAAATCTGCTTCAGCTGACGAAAGAGAGAATCAACCAGGCCTTCAGCTTCAGGATTAATGACCTTCTGCTGGTTTGCGCTTCCGTTCGCCATTCTGGAGAGCAGTGCTCCATCACGCCCGTTTACGGCTTGCATGATCTGATTATTCACAGGAAGTCCTCCCATCCCTCACAGCTGTTCCAGTGCGGCGTTTCCTGCTCGGCACGCCCACGCTTAGCCAGCGGGTTAACTCGGGCGTTTCGAATCCAGACCCTGAACGCGGAATTCCAGTCGATCAGCAGCGTACCGCGGGAAAGGTGATAGTCCCGGAAGTTCAGCAACTCCGTCTCAATGCTCACCCCCTTCTCGGCAGCCATAGCAATGTGATCCGCTGATGGCTTAAACAGGGGCGGGAATGGAATCTCCCCGTTTGGTGAAATCCCGATCCGCCGCTTTGCGGCTTCGCTCATAAAACCTTCGCGCCCAGAGAGAGAGTTAGGTTCAGTGACTGGTTCAAAAGAGTGACTGGTTCTGGTGCCATCTGGTGGCATAGGGGGTGTGCCATCAGATGGCATAGGGTGTGCTTCGTCGTGGCATACCCCTGTGCCATTTAATGGCATAGGGGTAGCATCTAATTTGAGGTAATACACATTTGACGTGTTACCTTTCCCGTTGTTGACGCCAACGCGATTCTCACGCTTGATAAGACCCATTTCTTCAAGCGCATCAATATGGTTACGAACAGCCGTTCGGCTGCATTCGCATTGGTCGGCGATGTGTTGATACGAAGGCCAGCATTCGCCTTTGTCGTTGGCGTTATCAGCCAGCTTAATCAGGACGAGCTTACGCAGTGAGTTTCCCACTTTGACCCCCATTGCTTTCGCCATAAGTGACATGCTCACGTGCTACCTCCGGTTTGTTTACTCTCTTCGATTTACTTGGCATAATTGCCTCGCAATTGACTGACGTTTATTGCACCTGAAAGCCGTTGGTGTTAGCGCACCGCGGCTTTCGCCATTTCTGTAGTTCTCACATAACCCCCAGCATCGACGTAACCATCGTCATCAACGGCCCTACCTGCTCCGGCATGAGGCGGAAAAGCGACGCTATACCCTCGCTTACCTCTTTCAGCTTCTGATGCTCTGGAGCGTCCAGCAGCACGGCCTGTTTAGCCTCGGCGAGTTCTTTCTCGGCTTCAGCCAGACGAGACATTTTGCAATCGGCACCGATCAGGCGAGTGCGATACTCAACAGGCAGCACGGCCATGATTGCGGGCGTCAGCTGGCGTACGTTCTCGCGGTACTGCTCAGAGTCGAAACGGTTATCCAGAAAGCGAAAAAGTTTCTGGCGCGCCCTGCTGATGTCTTCCGGGAAGCTGATGGCGGTCCCGCCCTGCTCCCGGTATTCGTTGATGATCAGCGCCGAAACGACGTCCTGATTGTCCAGCGCCGACGACCATGCCCGGACCGCATCGCGGATCTTTTCGTGGTCTGGTGCCGCCTTAGGTTGAGCGCGGTTTATCATCGCTCCCGGGTGTAATCCGGTATTGTGTTGATAAGTAAGTGATTGCATGTGCTATTCCTGATGTTCCTGCTTCTTGCTATGAGGAAAATCGCGGTATTCGACCGCCTTCACCTCGCCAGTAGGAAGCTTGTTGATAAAAATCTGACGACCAACCCTGATCGCTTTACTAATTGCCGTTTGGTGAACGCCGATGGCATCAGCTGCTTTGGCCTGACCTACCTCGCCAACAAACTCAGCTAAAGAAATTTTCATGTGGTTGCTCCATTGAGTGCATAACCAAACAATACCAGAAGTATTACACAAATCAATACTTGCGGTATTTTTAAAATATGAGCTTTGGTATTAATATCTGATAATGGAAAAGAAAAAGATTCTCACCCCCGCTCAAGTGGCTGATTCACAGCGTTTAAAAGCCCTTTACGAAGCGAAGAAAAAAGAACTGGGTATTACTCAGCAATCCATTGCGGACGCGCTGGACATTTCTCAGGGTGCCGTCGGCCATTACCTCAATGGAAGGAATGCCTTAAATACAGCGGTAGCATCGGTCTTTGCCAGGCTTCTTGGGGTTAGTGTCTCTGATTTCAGCCCGTCACTTGCGAAGGATATCTCTGATATGAGCTCGGTGGCGTCGGAAAATACTTCTTTCGCAGGGCATTATTCACCTGGCTCAAAATATCCGGTGATTAGCAAAGTTCAGGCGGGCGCCTGGTGTGAAGCGGTTGAGCCGTACACCCTAAAGGATATAGACCTTTGGCTTGAATCAGATGCTCACATTCAGGGGGAGGCGTTCTGGCTGCAGGTTGATGGTGACTCAATGACAGCACCGGCGGGTCTTAGCATCCCAGAAGGAACCTTTGTCCTCTTCGATACTGGGCGCGAGGCAATCAACGGCAGTCTGGTAATAGCAAAGCTATCCGATTCGAACGAGGCAACATTTAAGAAGTTAGTGATCGACGGTGCGCAGAAGTACCTGAAGGGTTTAAATCCACAGTGGCCATTGGTAGCGGTGAATGGTAACTGTCGAATTATCGGTGTTGCTGTAGAGACGAAGATGCGGCTGGTCTGATCGGCAAGGTGTTTTGGTCGGCGTATAGCTGGTAGCGGCCTGAAGAGACGTTTGGGTAGATGATTTTTATTTTTCACAGCAATAGGATGATTTATGACACAGTTTCAACTTGCGTTAATCGCCAGGGAAGTTGATGGAGAAGTCATCCATCTTCGCACCAAAGACGGATACATCAATGCCACCGCAATGTGCAAGTCTGCAGGGAAACTGCTTGCTGACTATACACGACTAAAAACAACACAAGATTTTTTTGATGAATTATCACGCGATATGGGGATTCCCATATCGGAGTTAATTCAATCATTTAAAGGCGGAAGAGCAGAGAATCAAGGGACCTGGGTTCATCCAGACATCGCAATTAATTTAGCGCAGTGGCTATCTCCAAAATTTGCAGTGCAAGTTTCAAGATGGGTACGTGAGTGGATGTCAGGCGAAAGAGCTCCTGCCGAACTTCCTATTCATCTTAAGCGGTATATGACAAACCGAGGCAGGGTTCCTCATACGCACTTTTCTATGCTTAATGAACTGACGTTTAACTTGGTTGCGCCACTTGAGCAGGCCGGATATACGCTGCCAGAAAAAATGGTCCCTGATATTTCAGAAGGTAGGGTTTTCTCGCAATGGCTCCGTGACAACCGGGGAATTGAGCCGAAGACATTCCCAACATATAACCATGAGTATCCAGATGGCCGGACTTTCCCGGTACGTCTATACCCAAACGAATATCTTGCAGATTTCAAACAACACTTCAATGAAGTGTGGCTGCCTCAGTACGCTCCTAAATATTTTGCTGAACGAGACCAAAGGGCTTTGACGCTGATTGAGAAAATCATGCTGCCTGATCTTGATTCCTAAATGCCACAACCCGGCCACCGCGCCGGGTTTTTTATTGCCCACCCATAAAGCTATCCCCCATTCTGCCGATAACTATCCAGCCTGAAGCTGATAACAATAACTATCGCAACACTACCTGCCCGCCCGTGCGGGCTTTTTTATTGCCCCTTCCTCACCAACTCCGCAGCATCCCTGTTAGCTCCCTTCCCTATCACGTTTCCTGTTTCCTTCCGGTACTGCTTCAGCTTGTCGATGATGTTTTGCTGGGTCATGGGTAAATCAGCCAGTGACAATTCCATCACCGCCCGCCCCATCGCCTGAATTTTCATGCTTATACGCTCTTCATCCAGAACCATGCACATCCCTCCTGCTGTTTTTTTAAGCGTAGCACTGGTATTTACAAAAATAAAATCACATCAAATTCATACTCTTAGTATTAATCAAAGATTTATTAATACTAGCGGTATTGCTATATATTAATACCGCTAGTATTGTTAACACATCGAAACGAAACATCGACAGCTGAGCGAAGTTAGCCAGCGGCGGACAGAAAGTCGCCTGCTCATTAACAACATGCAGATTTACAGCGTCAATGACCTGTTAAGACCCCTACACGTAAACGTGCTGTATCACCGGGTGCGATCCGGTCGGTGAGAGAGTATCCCCGCGCGAGAGCGAGAACGGCGTGAGAACGGGCAACACTGGCAGGGAGTTGGCGCTGACCAATATAAGGAATGTTTTGGGGTGAGTTTTAGGATGACGCGAAGGCGGCCGGATACTCCCACATAGTGGCAGTCGTAATGCCGGCAACTCACCACCAAAGCATTTCTCCCGCATCAGCGGGTAACGACAGAGGATTTTATGGCAGACGACGATTATACAATGGGCGAGTTTTGGCGAGACATGAAGCCAGAACTTAAAGAGCGGCGCAGGATGGCGCGCAATTCGGCACATGAAGGGATGAAGGCATTCTTTCAGCGTAATGGGGTTGAGTTCGAAGAGGGAGAAAACACACTCATATTTCGCACACCGCAAGGTACCGTTGCTTATTACCCGCCAAGCAAGCGGATGCAGCATAAAACCACATGGCGAACATGCAGCCCTACAGCATGCATGAATTACGTCAATAAACTCAGAGCCGCCTAA